ACACCTAGCTGGCCTACTACCATGTCACCATGCATAGCTACGACAAAGCGACCGATCTTACGTGTCTTGGTGTTGTAAGTCCACAGCTCGCTCATACCCAAAATCTCAGTTGGGTTGATACTCTTGAGCCCAAGCTCTGCGAACTCTTTGAGGTACTTGAGGCCTCGTACTGTACGCTCTGGGGGTACTGGCTTGCGCTTTGGCTTGGCACGAGTTGCAATTTTGCTTGTCTTATAAGCCATTGCATCATTGATGATCGACTCATAGAACTTAATCAGCGCCTTAACTTCACGCTTGCCCATGAACTTGTATGCTTCGTTCAATTGTGCGTCAGTGCCGTCGAGCAACTCGTTCATTTCTGCGATACGGGGACGAATGATATCTGGAATTTTAGTTGCATACTGCACTGCAATATTTTGCGCACTTAGCAACTTAAATGTTGAGTACTCTTTGCCTTCGGTTATAAACTCGTCGATGGCACCTTCAACTTCACCCATTGCTTCGCTAAACTTTTCAGCAAGGCGATCTTGAATTGTTTCTTTTTTAATTACTACTTCGCCAGGTTTGGCAACGACTACTTCTTCCTTTTCATCAAGCAATCGCTGCTCCAATGAAGCAACTTGTTCGATGATAGAGCGGTCCTCGCCTTCTTGAATCTGAAATCCAGCAAGAATCATGCGGCAGAGCCAGCCAGTTGTTAGTCCAAATGCATTATCAGGTAAACGCTTGAACTTTACTTTGTACGACTTATAGTCTTCAACAGTACTGCAATAGTCTTCAAAAAAGCTACGAGCCTGTTTACGATCGCATGAATAGTTGTACCAATTGAAACTGCGAGCCATATGTGAACGGCGGGCCGATTCGCTATAATTATCTTGCTTAGACCAATTTGGCTCGTCGCCCATATACTTAATATCAGTTACGGGAATAGCACTCAGCTTAATTCCACCTTCAGCATCAACTCGCATTGTTGTTGCTGTTTTTTTGCCGGAACGAGTAGGACGGGCTAGCGTCTTTTTCTTTGCGGGCAATTTCATTGCGGGTTTTTTAGTTGCTGTAGCCATGTTTTTTACTCCGTTTTAGTAGCGTATGCGACTATTATATATGATCTGTACGAGCCTGTCAACCGGTAAATAAGACTAAGAGACAGGACCAATTTGGTCCTGTAAAATTATGCCTAAAATATCACTTTGGAAAAACGCTAAAACTAAGGACTTTTACTACCAGGACCGAATCATTCGTGAAGCGGTAGGTGCCGGTGGCACAACAATCTTGATCCACAAGTATCTTGGACCTGCTGCTGTAGAAGACGGGTCTGATCCAGCTCGCCCAAACTTAGGAGCAAAGCCAGAAATAAATGAAATGGATATCCAGGACATTTTGTTCATGGAGAACCGCGATCGCGTGTACGATACCACTGTATACGAATTACGTGGAACATATAACGTGACGGATCAAGACTTTGACTTGAGTCAGTTTGGTTTGTTTTTAAATGCCGACACGCTGTTTATTACACTGCACACAAACGAAATGGTTGAACGTCTCGGCCGTAAACTTATGGCCGGTGATGTACTTGAACTACCTCACTTGAACGATGATCTGCTATTAGATGCTACTGCAAAAAGTATCAACAAATTTTATTCAGTTCAAGACGCAAGCCGTTCAGCAGAAGGTTTTGGTCCAACTTGGTGGCCGCACTTGTGGCGTATCAAGGCTGCACCTATTAATGATGCACAAGAGTATCGTGGCATTCTTGGAGATCCGCGTGATGAAGATAGCTTAAAAAATGCATTGAGCACTTACAATAAAGAAATTGAAATTTCGAATGCCATAGTTGCTTCGGCTGAAAAACTCACTCCTGGTGCAGGTTATAATAATACTGAATTTACCGAGTCATCATTTGTTCCAGTTATCAATGGATTTGATGGCACTGGTACTTCATCAATCTTGGTCAACACTACAGAAGAATCTGCAATTGCTGGCACGTCAAATGTACCAGCTGGGCTAAGTTTTCCCGACAATGCATCGCAGGGTCAATTATTTGTTCGCAATGATTTTACGCCAGAACGCCTGTTTGTTTACAGAGGCAATAAATGGTTTAAACTTTCAGACAATACGCAAACTACAGGCTGGTCAACTATTGTGACTAATGCAGGTGGATACGTTAATAACACAAATACCACCGTTACACTAAATGGTGGTGCGGTGCCGCAGAGACAAGCATTGAGTAAAGTATTCACCAAACCTAAGGCAGACAATTAATGGCACAGTCCTATTTTTATGATCAACAAATCCGTCGATGGCTACTACAGTTCATGCGTCTATTCGGCGGCTTCAATGTGCAAATGGGCAAAGATGCAAATGGATTGGACAACTATCACCAAGTGCCAGTTCGCTACGGGGATACAACTCGTATGAGTCAACACATTATGCGTAAGAATAGTGAAAACACTATTCTAAGTGTTCCTGCTATTAGTTGCTATATTGCTGAATTATTACCAAATGCTGAACGACGAATGACTCCTTCATTTGAAGATAGTGTGCAAATTTATGAAAAACAATATGATTCTACTGCAAACAGTTATCAAGATCAAGTAGGAGAAACATACACACTCGAGAGACATGCACCAATCCCATTTGACTTAACCATCAATGTTGATGTTTGGACAAGTAATACTGAGCAAAAGTTGCAACTATTAGAACAAATTTTACTATTGTTCAACCCAAGTGTTAACTTGCAAAGCAGTCAAAATCCTTACGACTGGACAAGTTTAGCTGTAGTTGAACTTATAAACATTACGTGGACTGCTCGCAGTATTCCCCAAGGCACAGACGATATTATTGACGTTGCAAGTTTAATCTTTACTTTGCCAATTTTCTTGACGCCCCCTGCAAAGGTCAAGAGACAAGTGCTTATTCATAGCATTTTAAATAATGTTGATGCCAATTATGGATTCATTGACGACATTATCATTGGCACAAATACACCGTCGAGTAGACAATGGATTACATTCGAAGATAGGCACATACGAGTTAGTCCTAATCATGTTCAACTTTTAAACAAAGATAATTCCGATGTCAATCGCTCAGGGGTCGGCGGCGATAAACTTAGCTGGAAAGACCACTTTTTAAATTATGGTGGCATGAACAATGGTATCACTGAAATTAGACTATCATTGGGCAATTCTGACAATCCACAAGAAGTTATTTTAAAATTGACCGAAGTACCAGGCAACGACAACATTTTAACTTATACAACTAATGCATCAACTTTGCCAAGTGATTCAGTCGCAATGATTAATGGCATCATTGATCCAACAGTTGGATCGCCAGGCAATGGAAACATTCCTACAGTGTCCATTGGCCAACGATACTTGTTAATTACTCCTATTATACAAAATGGCATGTGGAATGGTTTAACTGCTGATGCAAACGACATCATTGAATACAATGGTAGCAATTGGATAGTTAGCTTTGATGCAAGTGCTACTAATTCAGTTGCATACACTACAAATGCAAATACTATGGAAAAGTTATATTTTACCGGCACAGATTGGGTGCTTGCAATCGAAGGTTTATACGAGCAGGGGTACTGGCGTATTGTCAACTAAGTAAATCATGAGAGCAGTGGGCGCATTAATTGTAAGTAAAAAAACAGGCAGGGTTATGATGCAACTTCGTAGCCCTGCTGAAACACACAGTATGTGTTGGGGTTTGTGGGGTGGTAAGCTAGATGGCGACGAAGGTGACTTAAACGGTCTGAAACGAGAACTATGCGAAGAGCTTGGTTATCCGGGTGTGCCAAACACTATTGCAATGAGTCATGTCTACACTTTTACCACTCGTGACAAACGCTTTCGCCATGTCAGCTATCTAATCTTATGCGAAGAAGAATTTATCCCCGTCATAGATGAGGAAAGTGCTGGCTACTGCTGGGTTAACTTGTGGGAATGGCCGCAACCGTTGCATCGCAATACTGCAAAAATGTTTAGTAGTCGTGGATTTAGAGAATCGTTAGAAGGTCTGCTCAATGGCGTTAAAAGTAATTAAAAATACAATTAATGAAAAACCATTGGAAATATATTCAGGGCCCCATCGCCAGCTTAACTTTCAGCAATGCTGGGCAACATGGCTTAACAATCCTCTTCTTAATAATCTTTACAAAAATAACATTGCCTACACTGAACGTTGGTTTTTAGAAATCAGACGGCTAATAAATGATGAAGAATGGTGTCATCCTCTTCTCAATAGCGTAGTGGCAGATCACGAGTTAAAATTACACCTGATAAAAAGCACTGTAATTGATGGTGCATTTATGCGCGATATTCTTTTAAACAATAATTATCCAGAATACCAATTGTCTGCTTCTGTCAATCTTAAAAAGTTAAGACGATGGTGTGCGTTTTTTACAAGTTTACCTGATTCACTAGAAACTCTCGCTGCCCTAAATGCCCAATCTCGCGACTGAGATCTAAGTCGCAAAATATTTTAATGTCATTGTGGTCTAATAGGTCGCAGAATCCCATATCTTCCCCGTGCCAAGTTGAACTTGGTGCATGCCACTTTAGCGGAAAGTGTGGACTTGGCATATCGTCAATGACATTAGCTTTCATTAATACGCAGCCAAATCCAGTATAACGAACATTAACTAACCCATATCCTTCTGTATTGACTGTCTCCACGGGATCAATGCTGATAAATGCAGTGGGATGAAACGGTGGTACACGTTTAGAATATGTTGCGCAGACTACTCGCTTGCGATGTTCTAATAATTTGACAATAACATCTTCGGGGAAAGTCATATCACTATCAAGCCACATTATGTGATCAGCATTGTGAGTATCAACAGCAGTTGTCAACAACACTTGACGCTGATTACTCAATACTGTACCAGCATCCATGTCAAGTCGAACTGGAATACCTTTACGTTCGGTAAACTGTATTGCCTGTACCAAGCAGTAGGTAAACTTAGCGTGTACTGTACCATTGGTAGGCACACAAATAACCACCTGATTACTTAAAGCAGGTGGTTTGTCAAATATATTTGCAGTTGACTTACCAAACATTATTCATCATCACCATATTGCAATGAACTTGCAGTGTTTGCTTTGCGTTCAGCTGAACGAGTTGTCTTATTAATGATGTTCAGGAATGTCTGGCATTTGACAATCGCGCTTTCATAATGTTCAGCTGGCAATTTCAACATCTGACTCATATTTTCAACTGAAACTTTTTGGCAAATTGCTTCAATTGCTGCTTTCTTTGCCAACTCTTCTACCCAGTACTCGGGTTCAGCAGCTTCTACTGCTACACGTATATTGCTGCCAATTACTGTCTGCAATTCTACAATTTTGGCATTAATTATGTTCATTTCTTCAACCAATGAAGCTTTTGACCAATCATTTGTAGCCTTATCATGCTCTGCGCTTAGAAACTCCATCTCTTGACAAAGAGAGATTACCAATCGAGGACCCGTTGCGATACCATAAACAAAATTATCTCTTTCAAAATTTGTACGGTAAGGGACTTGTTTTAATACTGCCCGAGTATTGTTTAAAATTTCATGTTGTGTTAGTGCCATGTCGACTCCTTATGTGTTTAACTATGTATCAATGCTGTTGTAGAAAAGTTAGCCAAAAGAAAAGGGCCATTAGCCCTTTTCCTAGTTGCTATTTTTTAGATAGCGTATGGTGTTGTACGACCACCAAATGTTGAACTTAGTCCAACGGCACCTGTTGATATACTTACGTGTGCTCCAAGTGTGCTACGTAATCCAAGGTTTGTACCAGTTGCATTAGTGTAGCCACGTCTGACATTACCAAACGAGATAGATGATCCAGTTGCTGGAAGAATTGCCATTTTATTTGCCTCCTCTTTTCACTGAATTAATGTAAAGTCTTCTTTACAAGTGCCTGTAGTTCCTCGATCATTGCTTGTTGCTCTTTAACAGCGTTAACTAGAACAGAAACAACTTTGTCATAACGAATAGTCTTGTAGCCTGCGATACCAGATTCTGTTACCAATTCTGGCAATACTGCTTCAACTTCGTCTGCCATTAGACCAATTTGATCCATGTGCTTTGGAAGACCCAACGACATAGCAAGATCGCTTGAATCGTATGTGTAACCGTTGATAGCCATAACTTTACTCAGGGCGCCATCAATCTTAGATACATTTGTTTTCAAACGTGCATCAGAGTAGTAAGCTGTAATTTCGCCAGTGGCAGTAATGCCGCCAGTAACTGCAATAGCACCACCAATAGTACCACCACTTGTAGACAATGTGTTAGTAACTGTTGTACCGCTTACGCCAATGCCTGTACCAGCCACTGGCTTGGCAGCGTTGGCTTTAGTAGTTGCATCAGTTGCGGCGGCACTAATTGCTTCAGACTTAGCAGTAGCTGCGGTAGAATCAACGTAGCCTTTAGTACTTGCATCGCCGGTGGCAGATGGTGTACCTAAACCAGTAACTTTATTACTGTTCATTGCAACGGCTGCATAAACGCTTACACTACCGTCGAAACGTGTTGTAGACTTGAAACGTGCTGGTTCTGCAAAGATACCATCGAAGTTGGCGTCATCGCCGTCTGAAGAAGTACCGTCAGTGGTTGTCAATGTAGCTGCAAGAATCGAAACGTTACGTTCCAAATCAGACAAACGACGTAGACTTGATTTGCTACCTGAGAAAACGATATCGTTGTCGCCAACGACCGTTGCTTCTACTAGGGCACCAGTTTTATCGTACTTGTATTCTTTTGATTTGTCCAATGATACTTCAGCTGTAGTACCACTGTTCTTTAATTTACGTTTATTATCAGACATTTTATCTCCTTTGAGTTTTCTGGCACGGAGGGCAAACTATTGTTACCCCAAGTCCATTGTTACCA